ATTGGCAAAAATATGGAAAAACAATAAGTGAAGTTTTAAGTCGTACAAAAAGACAAGTGTCAGAAGATGAATTTGAAATTGCTGACCTACAAAGAGCTTATGAAAATGCTAAAACAGAAGGACATTCTTCTACTCAACAAAAATTAGAAAGTTTACAAAATGCTATGGATGCATTCGGAACAAGATGGGATACTTCATCTTCTTTAATAAGTTCTAATATACAATCTCTTTTAAGTGATGGTTCTTTTAATGCTCAAGACATATTGCAAGATAATCCAGGACAAGCTAATAATCAAGGTGGTCGTATGGGTTGGTATGATTCTGCTACAGGACAAGAAACATCTTATGGAGTTGGAACTTATGGAATAATACCTGGCAGTCAAGGAGAAAGTCAACAAAGTAATACAAGCACTACTGGAACTAATACAGAAACTACTACAGGAGATACCACAGAAAATACAAGTACTAATGATATAAATAATCTTTATAATCAATTCTTCGGTAGAGATGCTTCTCAACCTGAAATAGATAATTGGAGTAAAGAAAGACTTATAGACCTTGAAAGTTTTTTACATAAAGAATATAAGAAATTATCTGGTAAACATTATGACGGAACTCCTTATACAGGAGAGCCAGTAACTCCAGAACCACCCGTGGTAGAACCTCCAATAGTAGAACCCCCTGGAGAACAACCAGGAACTCAACAAGCAACTTTAACTTCTCCAGATGGAAAAAGTAAGGTTGTTGTTACAGTAGGTTCAGCAGAAGCAAGTCAGTTAATGCAAGGTGGATGGATTTTAGGTGATAGTGGCACTACTGAAGTTAGTTTAGATGATGCTATAGCTGGTATTGGTGAAACTTCTACAACTGAAACTCCTACTACTGATACCCCAACAACGGATACTCCTACTCCAGAAACTCCTTCTACAGAAACACCTACAGATATTTCAGCATTAACAGAAGGTAAGGCATATAAGTTTGCTGGAGACCCTAAAGTTTATCAATTTAAAGATGGTAGATTACAACACATAAAAGATGAAGCAGCTTTTAAAGAATTATATGGTGGACTTCCTGAAGTAGGAACTAACTATACAGTTATAGATGATGAATATAAATCTTATGCAGAAGAAGATGTTGAATTTGATACAACCCAAGAACAAGAAGAACAACAAAGATTACAAGATGCTAGAGATATGATTGAACAAGCTATTCAGAGTGGAGAAATTACTTCTGAAGTAGGAGAACTTTGGAAACTTATATTAGAAAACTATCCAGAAGATATGGAAGTAAACCCTGAAGAGATTTTAAATACAATGGATAAAATAAGTGAAGAAACTATTGACCCATATTTTGATAATCTTGTTAAAATGGCTAAAGCTGATTTTGAGGGAGCTATTAATTATATGCAAACTCAACACGACCTTGAAGTAGAACAATTAGGAGCTGAAGGTATAAAAAGAATCAGAGAAGCTCAAGGAAATCTTGAATCTTCTGGTATGACATTTAGTGGAAAAGCTGTTGAACAACTAGGACAAGAAAGTGCTTATCCTACTCTTGAAGCACAACAACAAGCACAGCAACAAGCTGAGCAGGAAGCTCAACAAGAAGGATTACAACCAGGAACTCCAGAATATGATGAAGTAGTAAAGAAGAAAGTGGACATAAGAAAACCAGGTCAACAACCAGGTCAAGAATATTTAGGATATGTTGATGGTAAAATACAAACATTTCCTACCGAAGAAGCTGCTCAACAAGCAGGAGCTACTGGAATAGAACCTAATTTTAATCGTTCTATTGGATTACCTCAACCACAGAAAGGAGTACCAAGAGACCAATCTAGACAACCAGGACAAGATTATGGAGAAGGTATAAGAGGTATTGGACAAACAGAGGGGTCAATTCCTCAATATAATAGAATGATGGCTACAAGTAGTGATGCTCGTAGAGCACAAGCTATACAACAACTTGGTTCAGGGATAGAACAACAACTTGGTTCAGGAATGGGCGGACTTACATTACCTAGTTATAATGTATTAGGTGGAATTACAGGTGAACTTGATATACAAAGAGAAGGAGCTAAAGGTGGTTATTTAAGACAACTTATTGGAACTAAATCTGCTAAAACAGAATCATTAACTAATATATAAATTTAATAATACCTTAATAATAAAAATATGGATAAAAAATTCTACCGAGTAGGTGAAAAAATATATGAAAATGGAACTAATCGCTACATAGATATGCCTGAATGGCAAAAGGATTGGTCTGGTAAAGCTACTGAGGTTGCATCACCTGAAGCTCAAAAAAAGCTTGAACAAGAAGAAAATATTATGGGAAGACCATCAACTCAACCAGAAATAGGTAAAATGTACCCTGAATATGCTTCTGAATATGGTACTGATTCAAGTAATCTAGGAGCTTTAGGACAAGAGAAAGAAGCTACTGCTCAAGGTGTTAAATCTTTAGGTCAACCTACTTATGCTATTAATCTTTTACAAGAAGCAATTAAAAAGAAACAAGGAACAGCTAATAAAGGAATAGGTAAAAGTCCTATATTTGAAAAAGCTGGTTTAACTGGTATAGGTTCTTTAGCTTCAAGTTTAGCTTCTCGTCAAGGAGAAATACGAGATAATAGAGCTTATTTTTCTAATATTATAGGTGAAGCAATGGGTGGTTATAAAGATATGATGAATCAAGCTAATTTTGCTTATGAAGCTGCTGCTAGTGAATATGAACAAGAAATGGAAAGATTAACTGACATAGATGAAGAATTAAGAAAACATAAACGAGCTATTGAATTATATGAGAAGAAAGCTGAGATAGATAAAAATTTGGCTATCTGGGAAGCAGACCAAAATAAAACTCCTATTACTAATGTAGGTGGATATGATATTTCAAGTTATGCTACTGACCCTAATCACGAAACAGCAGTACAAAATATTATGGATTATATAGGAAAGTTTAATACTATTGAAGATGTAGATACTTATATTCAACAAGTAGCTTCAGGAAGTCCTGTAACTGGTGATATGATTTCTAAGGCTTCTGAAAAATATGGTGTAGATTGGGAAATGATGGTAGCTATGATGCAACAAGATAGTAGTTTAGGAACTAAAGGAATGGGAGCTAGAAATAATAATCCTTTCAATATAGGACAATTTGATAATCTTAATTCTCCAGTAGAAGGATATAAAACTATGCAAGATGGAGTAAATGCTGGTGCTGAATGGTTGAGCAAACATAAAAACAATGAAGAAACACAAAATATACCAGAAGATGGAGTATATAATGAAGATACTAAATTAGAAGTTAAAATTAACTCTGCTCAAAAGAATAAACTAATAGGTTTAGGAATACCTGCTAATGGTGTAAATCAATTATTACTTAATGTTCAAACCAGTGGTTTAGAAGATACTAAAAACCAAATTATATTAGAGAATGGAGAAACAGAAGAAGTACAAGCTATCTTAGATGCTTTAGATGATATATTTTTACAATAAATAAAAATTATGATAAAGATAAGTCCAATAACAACTCAAAGAGTTGGTGGAATTAAAATTAGTCCAATAGGAACTAAGCCAGAACCAACTGAATTAGATAAACAATTTTATGAGAGAGTAGGTACTACACAAGTTACCCCTATGAAAACTTTTCCTGAAGGAGTTTTTAGTGGAGAAGCTAAAGCAGAATCTTATTATGGTAAAGAAGGAAAATCAGAACGACCTAATTTTACTCAGGAAGATTATGAAAAGTATGCTGAACGAGATAATATCAAAAGAACTAATATGTTTGGTATTCTCAAAACAGAGATAGACCATTTAGACCCTATTGGTTTATTAGGAACTAATGCTCCTGAAAATCTTAAAACAGTTAAAGCTAAGACTGGATTTTTAGGTCTTAAAAATATATTTAAAAAGACAACAGAAATGTCTCCTAGTGATAGACAAGGTGGTGGTGTTGAATTAGAACAAAAAATTGTAAAAGCTTATAACAAAGGAGAAATTACTCAGGTAGAAGGTCTATTTTTAATTAAAGCATTTAAAGATAAAAGAGATGGTAAAGTAAATATTAATAAAGAAGCAGTTAAAATGGCTTGGGATAAAGTAAAAGAAGATTGGGATAAATCACCAGTTAAATATATTTTTGAAACCCCATTTGAACAAACAATAAAACAAATGCAACCTCAAGAAGTAGAGGAAGTATTTAAACAAAAACCTGTCAGTGGAATAGAAAGATTTGCTTCTCCTAAATCTTTAATAACTGGTAAATCATCTGAATTCGAAAGAGCAATTCCTGGAGCATTAGCTGAGGTTAGTCAGGGTGTTTTAAAATATTTTGGTGGACTTGCCATAGAATTTGGATTAGATATATATGATAATATAAGTAAATTAGCTGGTGGAAAGGGAAAAGACACATTAGATTTAGGAATACTTGGTGAATATAAACCTTATAGTAAAGAAGTAGAAATACAATTTAAAGAAAATAAAGAAATAGCTAAAAGAATGGGTATTGAAGGTAAAGGTGCATCTGATGCATTTGCTCTTGGTAAACAAATTTTAGTTGATAATACTCTTAGAGCCACTGCAACGGCTGGATTTTATGGTAGTATTGGCGTTAATTTAGGTAAGGTTTCAAAGTTTAATATGAAAACACCTGAATTTCAATTTAAAGCACCTAATAATGATGTTAAAGAATATGTTATTAAACCAATTAAATCTAAAACTAAAACTGGAGTTGATGTTCCAGGTGGAACTTATGAGGGAAAACTAAAAGGACCAACACTAGAAGAACTTATATTTGGTAAACCTAAAAAAGCTGAAATATTTGTAAAAGATAATAATGGTAATATTGGATTATTAAAAATGAAGAATAATGGTAATGATACTACTTTTACTTTATATGCTCCTAAAAATGTTAAACCAGGTGTTAATGTAAACATTCCTAAAGGACCAATTAAAATTGGAGCTGGTAATGGTTTGTCAGTATCTGGAGCCGTAAATGCAGGAAAAGCGATTCAACCTACAACAATACCTTCAACACAAGTTGGAATAGCAGGAGCAGTAGCTAAACCAACTATTAAAATAGGTGGAGTAAAACCAGTAGTAAAACCAAATGAAATAACAACTTATAGTGGAGGTAAAGAAGCAACTCCTTTTTCTACAACAGATAAAGAATTTGCTCAAATGTTTGCTGATGACTCTGGTGGAACTATCCACGAAGTTAAAATAAATCCAGATAACTTTATAGACACAAGAATACCAGAACAAAAAGCACAATTAGAAAGTATATTAGGAAAAGAAAAAGTAAGACAACTTATATCAAATGGAAATAATGGGCTTCCAGTTCATCAAGAGACTGGAGAACAAACCTTACTAATAGATGCTGCTAAAAAACTAGGTAAGAAAGGTATAGTATTATCTGAAACTTCTAAGGAAGGATTATATAATAATAGAGAAGTTATATCTTATGCTAAAGTATCTGAAACAACACCCACCCAGAAGCCACAGAAGGCTGTTAGCGAGGTTAAACCAACAAAAGTGGTAGAAGATACTCTTATTAGTAAATTATCTCAAGAAGCTAAGAAAGCTAAGAGTGTAGATGAGTTTGTTAAAAGTCAATTAAAGAAACAATTAGATGGAGAACAAACAGAAGTAAGTGTATATACAGATAAATATAATAAACTTATAGAAAGTGCTAAGAAAAATATAAAATCAATAGAGCCAATAGGAACTCTTGGAGAAATGTTTAAGTCTAATAAAATAAATGATATTATAGGTGAAGCCAAAGATATACCAATATTTATAGTAGATAGTAATGAATTTAATGGCAGATTTTCTACTGATGGTTTTCCAAAGATAGAAATGTCTAGAAATAATATAATAAAATTTGATGAGACATTATTAGAAGAGGCTATTCACGCTAATCAATATTTAAAAGGCAGAATAAAAGAAAGAGGAATAAATAAAGACTATACAAAAGATGTCAATGAACAGTTGGCAAAAAGGGGAGCTTCTAATATAAATGCATTACTTATAAAAGAAAAACTTAAAACAAAATCCCAACTAGAACAAATATATAAAGAAGCTAATAAACCTACTAAGGTAGAAGTAAAGAAACCTAAATTACCAGTAAAGGAAACTCCTAAAGATACCTCAGTTAAATTAGGTGCTGGTATAGACCCTGGAGTAGATAAGTTTATAGCAGAAGATATAAAACCAACTGTTAAAAAACTTATTGATGTAGGTAGATATACTAAAGTAATAGGTAAATTTGTCTATAATCAACTTACTAACATATTTGAACCTATTAAATTATCTCAACGAAAATTTGGTTATGAAACTCCTTCTAAAATAATCCAAGCATTTGCTGGTAAACCAGACCTAGCTAGATTAGATTTTAGTCAAAAACAACTAGAAAACTTAGATTCTAATGTAGGAGAACTAAAGCAATGGTTTAATAAGAACTTTACTAAAAAGGATTTACAGAACTTTATGCGTTCTCGTGGTAAAGGATTAACTGGAGAATTTAGAAAAGCTCAAATACAAGCATTAGCTAAACTTCCTAAAGAACTTAAATCTGGTGCTATTAGAAAAGCAATAAATGAAATTGCTGATTTTAACTATAAATATTTAACAAAGGTAGCTGGTAGGAAGATAAACAAAATAGAAGATTACTTTTATGGTATATACAAAGACCCAGAAGCAGTATCAAGATTTATAGATTTTTATCGTTCTACTGAGAGATTTAAGAAACAAAAAGTATTTCCAACTGTTTTAGAAGCAGAGGATTTTGGATTAGAATTAAAATCATATAACCCAATAGATAATCTACAAAGTGAATATTCTGCTATTGCTAAGCTAGAAGCTACTCAATGGATTAGAAATGAACTATTAAGAGTAGGTGAAGGTAAATATATTGATAAGATAAGCAAAACTCATAAAGGTTGGGTTGCTGTCAAAGATAATCAATTTGATGGATTGAGATTAGAACCAACAATAGGAAAACTTGTAAATAACTTAATAGCGACTAACAAGATAACCCAACAACCAACATTGAACTTCTTTAGGAAAATAAACAATATTTTGAGAAGTTTTAAGTTTATAGGTAGTGCTTTTCATTTAGGAGTAGAAACTAAACAAGCAGTAGCTGATACTGGATTTTTAAAGTTTATTAGCAAAACTTCTACTAGAGGAGTTAGTTTAGGATTTAAAAAGAATGACCAAATATTCAAAACTAGAGAATATAGAGATTATATTTTAAATGGTGGTGGTCAATCTTATAGTTTAGATGTAGAAGCTCAAAAGACTTTCTCTGATTTTGTAGATAAAATAAATAAAGGTAATTACTTAGGAGGTTTAACAAGAGTTCCTTTAATCCCTATCAATATTAGTAAATCATTCATTAACTGGATGTTTGAGAAATATATCCCTAAACTTAAATATTCTAAATATTTAGATATGATGGCTAATATGGAAAAGAAACTAGATAGACCATTAAAATCTTCCGAGAAACAAGAGATTATAAAAGAAGGACAAAATTTCTATGGAGCAATGAATGAAAAAATGTTTGGTAGAAGTGCTACTGTTACCACTGCTCTTAGGTTTATATTTATGGCTCCAGGATTTGCTGAAGGTAATTATAGAACTATTATAAAAGGTGTTACTCAATGGGGTAGAGGTAAAACTTGGAATGCTAAGCGTTCTAGGAACAATATGATTAACTCTCTTATACTTACTGGTATAATAGCAACAGTTGGAACTCTTATATTTACTGGTAAAACCCCTGAAAAACCAGAAACATTAGATGATATTAGAGATTTATTAAAGATTGATACTGGTAAAATAGATGAAAAGGGTAGAAGAATAATGATTGATATGCTTAATTATGATAAAGACTATTGGAATATTATGTTTAATGTATTAAAAGGAAGACCTGATAAAGCTATTAACGAATCTATTAAAAGAATTGGTGGAATGAAAGCGTCTTTATTTGAATTTTTAATTGATATGTCCACACTTATGCAAGGAAAAGCTATTGTAGATTGGAAAAATGATGCTATCTATGAAATTACAGACCCAGTATGGAGAAAGTTCTTAAAAATAGCTGTTTATGAAACATCAAGATTAGAACCTATATCTTTTAGTGTATATAAACAATCAAGAGCAAAAGAAGCAGGTAAAATTATCTCAGCAATAGAAGCATTATCAGGTGTTAGACCAACTTATTCTGAAAAAGATAAACGAATACAAGGTATAATGAGTAATATATTTTCTCTTAGAGAACAACAAGAGGAACTATATTATTATTTAGGTTCTCAATCAGACCCTCGTGAAGCTATTGATAAATATAATTCTACAGTAGATAGTGTTCTTAATTCTAAGATAGTTCCTAAAGAAATAAAAGAAGAATGGGAGTCAACTCTTAAAGTTGATACAAACAAACTTATAGGAAACAAATTGTATCAATTAACAAATCCTACTGTATCAGATGAAGACATTGATAAATATATTAAGTGGTTAAAGAACTTTGATATAACTTATGAAGAAGCTGAAAAACTTACTACTAAAGTATTAGATGAAAAGCTAAAAGAAAGAAAAACTAAAAGACAAAGATTAGACAGATTTAAAAAGAGGTGGAAATAGTCCTTTAGATAAAGGGTCTAAAACCCTTGACATTAAAAACTACCTATGCTAATCTAAAGGTAAAGTTATTAACAGTAAGAAATTAAAAAATATATGCAAGAAACATTACTACAATTTATAAACCAAGCAGAACAATTTAACACAAGTTGCTTGGCTTTTTTGTTGCTTAATGGTGGCGTAGTAACCTCCTTTGCAGACAACGGAAAGCCAGGCATTTTTTGTTTAAGTAAAATATATGGATAGACACAAAGAAGCATTACAGGCAAATTATAAGATTGGTAATTATGGTATTAAATTTTGTAGTAATTGTTTACAACCAATAGAAAATTATAGTGATATTAAAACTGGTTTATGCAGAGAATGTCAAGAAATTTATAATTAAAACAAATATATGAAAATGAATCCAGAAATAAAAGAATTAAGAAGCGATAAACGAAAATTATTAACTATTGTAAGAAAACAAGGAGATATTATTGAAAGACAATATCAATCAAAAATGAGAGTTATAAAAAAACTTGCTTTAGAATTTTTAGGAGATAGATTAGATAGATTAACTCCTAGAGAACAAAAGGTCACAGAAATGAGATATGGAATATTGACTGGTGTTCCTGCTACATTAGAAGAAGTCGCTATGGAGTTTGGAGTAACTAGAGAAAGAATTAGACAATTAGTAGCAAAGTCTATTGAGAAAATAAATTGTATTCCAACTAAAAGAGAATTAGAAATTAGTAAAAAAACTTTAGAAAAAGCCCTTAAATCTCAAGAAAAGAGAATACATAGAAAACACGCACTAGAAATAAATCATATTTTAAATTTATATTCTAAACCATTAGGAGAAGGTGGTCTTGATTATATAAAAGCATTTGAAGAAATGGAAAATTATGAACATAAACTATTACTTAAATAATTAACTAATAAGTATATGAAGAGAATTAAATTTGGTATTGACCCAACTGGTAAAACAATACATTTAGGTAGAACTGTTCCATTACTAAAATTAAGAGAATTTCAAAAACAAGGTGATAAAATAATTTTAATAATTGGGGATTTTACTGCTCAAATTGGTGATGTATCTGATAAACTAGACAAAAGACCAGTTTTAACAGATGAAGAAATACAAGGTAATCTAAAAAATTATTTACCTTTAATTAGTAAAATATTAGATATTGATAAATGTGAAATTCATTATAATTCTGAGTGGTTTAATAAAATAACTGCTAAGGAACTAATGGATTTACAAAATTTATTTACTGTACAAAAAATGATTGCTAGGCGTAATTTTAAACATAGAATAAAAAATGAAATGCCAGTATATATTAAGGAGTTAAATTATCCTTTATTACAAGGTTATGATAGTTATATGGTAAAAGCCGACATTGAAGTTGGGGGAGAAGACCAATTATTTAATCTTTTAGTTGGTAGAGATATTCAAAAATATTTTAATCAGAAACAACAAGAAATAATAACTACTCCAATGTTACTTGGAACAGATGGAAGGAAAATGTCCACTAGCTGGGGAAATGTTATAAATATTGATGATGAACGAAAGATAATGTTTGATAAAATATTATGCCTAAGAGATGAATTTACTGAATCATATTTAATAAACTGTACAGAAGATTTTAAAGAGAAGAAATCTATGTTAGAAGAAATACAATCTGGTAATGCTGATTTTAGAAAATTGAAAGAAATGTTAGCGAATGAAATTATAAGATTTTATAAAGTTAAATAATTAACTAATAAATATATGAAAGAAATATATACTTGTCCTAAAATAATTAGGAATTATAAATTTTATCAACATCCTATAAAATATATTAAAGATATAGAAAACTTTAGAGTGTTGAATAATTTATTAAAATATGAATGGAAGAATGGTTTAGAAAAAAAGATAAGAAAAGATTTATTAAATGAAATAATTAACTAATAAATATATGAAAGGATATTTAATAGTAGATAAAAAAAAGCCCATATATCATTATGGAGAAATGTATCTTATATTATCAACTAAAAGACAAGCAATATTAGAAAGAGATTATTATAATAAATATTTTAATCACAATTATAAAATTAAGAAAGTAGATATAAAAATAATTAACTAATAATATGAAAAAAATAATTGTAATATTAGGAAGAATTACATTTGTAATATTTGTATGTTTATCATCATATATTATAGGTGGAGCTATATTAGCTGCAGCTGGTGCTTTAGGTAAATTAGCAAATAATATTTTTTATTCAGATGTATTCATTATCAGAACAATAATAATGATTACTATTGGATATCAATTTTATAATAAGTATATATTAAATAAATAATCAAAAAAATTATGTGGAATTTAATTTTAGGAGCAATGTTAATAATAATAATATTTTATGTTGCTGGATTCTTGTTACAAATTATAGGTGCTGTAATTGTATTAATTGTATCATCTGTAATTGGTCTATTTGAAAAAATAGTTAGTATTATTAAAAAGAAATAAATGTATGGAAAAATATATGAGAAAAGCTGAAGTATTATCAAAATATTTTGGTGTATATGGAAAAGGAAATTTTGATTTATCATTAGAAGAGATAGCTAGAATACTTGAACTATTAGTTATCAAAAAAAATGATCAATATTTAGATGCTAATTTAAAAGAATTATATGACAGACTCGCACAAACAAGGTTGGGTTAGGCTACATAGAAAAATAGCTGATAATGATTTGTGGTTTTTAGAACCATTTACAAAGGCTCAAGCCTGGATAGATTTGTTTTTGAATGCTAATCATAAAGATAGTTCTTTTTCTGTTAGGGGAAACATTATATTTGTTAAAAGAGGACAGATAGGATGGAGTGAATTGACAATGGTCAAAAGATGGAGCTGGAGTCGGGGTAAAGTTCGGAGGTACTTGGGAATGCTAGAAACAAGACAACAGATAATACAACACAAAACTCCTCTAACAACGATAATAACTATATTAAATTATGAAGACCATCAGTCAGATAGAACAACAGACAGTACAACAGAAAGACAACAGAAAGACAGCAGACGGTACACAAACAAGAATGTTAAGAATGTAAAGAATGATAAGAATGTAAAAGAAGAAATACTGGGAGATAAATCTCCCGAAGAATTTTCCTCTAAGGAGTATATTGAACAAGTAATAAAAGATAAAAAACCTCATATATCTCTTATAGGGAAATACTTTAAAACTAAACAGGTGGATTTTCCAAGTTTGAAAGCAGCTAGAGCAGAATTAGTTAGGTGGACAAAAGACGCTTCGGTTCTAGCAGAATATCCAGAGGAACGAATCAATCAGACATTCGCCCTTGTAAGTGAAAAATTTAAGGAGGAATGGAATTTATCAACAATAAGAAAGTATATAGCTTAAAATTAAAAATAAAACTATGGAAAATATGCTTGTCAAAGACATACCAGACTATAAAGGAATCAAACCAGATTCAGAAGATGATAGAGTATTACCTTTAAAAGAGGTAGCAGAAGAAAATCGTAAAAATAATAATACAGGAGATAGATATTCTACTGGATTTAAAAGATTTGACAATGCTTTAAGAGGTGGATTTGCTATTGGTGATTTTGTAGCAATCGCTGGAATAGAATTTCAGGGAAAAACTTCTTGGGGACAGACTTTAACTTATCATCTTTGTAAACAAGCTATTCCTTGCTTATGGTTTAGTTATGAAACCGTAGAAGAAGAATTAGATAAAAAGTTTATGGAAATGGGTATAGATGATAATTATTTAGTTTATGTTCCATTTAAAAAAACATCTCATAGATTAGATTGGATTAAAGACAAAATTAAGGAAGGAGTAGCTAAATATGGAACTCAAGTAATTTTTATAGATCATATAGGAAAACTTGTATCTGAAAAAGCTGAAAGAAGCGGAAATAAAGCTCAATTTTTAGATGCTATTGCTAGTGAACTTAAAGATTTAGCAGTAGAATTAAGAATAGTTATAGTAGTTATGTCTCACGTTAATAAAATAGGAGATAATGTTCCTACAACCCAAGATATTGCTCATACAAGCGGGATAGGAAATGAAGCTGATGTTGTGATGATTATTTGGAGATTAAAAAATAAAAATAATTCATCTCTTAAATTAGGAGAAGATAAAACAAAAGATAATGATGAAGAGTATTCTAACGAATCAAGAGTAAAAATGACAAAAGCCAGACCTACAGGACATACTCCAATTATAAAATTATTTTATAAAAATAGTAAATTTGAATTAATAACAGAAAATTATGATGATGAATATATACCAAACGAAGAAAATGATTAAGAATGAGAAAGAGAAAGAAATAAAAGATATGCTCTTAAATTACTTAAAGATAATGATTTGTTTAGGAAAAACCCTAAATGAAATTAAATATAATAAAGATGTAGAACAAGGAACAATAAATACATTTAAAATTTTACAAGAAGTTTAACCAAAAAATATATGTTAAGGTGTCCTAGATGTTCCAACAATAAAGGAATAATAGAACTAATAGATAACTATAAGTATTTCCGTTGCTTAGAATGTAGTGATAGATACTTTATGAAGTTCTATAGAGCTAAGATGAAAGAAGCAAAAGAGTTAATAATTGAAGAACATAAGTTTTAAATATATGAAAGAAAAAGATTTTCAAGTAATGTTTTCTAAGTGGGTAAAGAAATTTGAGCCTTTTCATCATTCATCAGCTTTTGAATTAAAGATTTGTAAATTAAAGTCTATGCCATTTGACCAAGTCAAACCCCATCAAAAAAAAGCATTAAAAAGTGTTAAGAGAGGTGGTCTATATCACAAGATAAATGATATGCCAATCTTTAAAGGAAATAGAATGAGATTTACTAATCCTAAACCATTTGATTGTTTTATTATAACTGAAGCAGATGCCTTTGTGGTAATATGGTTTTATAAACCTAGACAAAAAAAAGAAATGATATGGATTGATATTGATAAATTTTTAAAGGAAGAAGAAGTATCAAATAGAAAAAGTCTAACAGAAGAAAGAGCTAAGGAGATAGGAATAACATTTAATTTCAATGAGAAATAATTTTAAACCAAAAACAAGAGAATTATTTGATCTAGGTGGATATGCAGAAGATTACGAAGATGGAAGAAGTGATGCTGATTGTTTACACCATATTAAAAAGCGTATATCAGATTCTCCTTATAATGCTTGTCCTTTAAATAACTTTAGAAACCATCAACCAGAAGGAAGAACATCACAAGGACTACCAGCATTACATTCTAAAGAGGTAGAACAAAAGTATCTTAGAAAGACAAAAGAATTTTTAGATGAGATTGGATATGAACCAACAGAAAAAGATAAAGAGTTTTTATTAAAAGTATTAGAGAAATATGAAAAATAGACCTGTTGATAACTTTTGATAAAAAGGCTTGACAAATAAAATTAGATGATATATACTTAGAGTATAAATAACTAACTGTGGATAACTATGAAACTCAAAAAGAAACTATACCTATTAAGACTTGATAATAATATGTGGATAGAAGTAGAGAAATACTCAAAAGATAACTGCTTACATATTTCAAATATTATTAGAAAAGCAATCAAAGATTTTTTAACAAATAATAAATAATCGTATGAAAATCCAACAAAAAGGAATGTTAATTATGGGAGCAGCAGAAATGCTTTCAACAAGAAAATTACACGAACGTAAATTAGAACAAGAAGCAAGAGAACGAGCAGAAGAATATCAAGAATCTAAAATGGGAAGTTCAGACTATGATTCTAATGGTCATTATAATAAATAATTAAAAAAGGAAAAAAATGTATGAGTGAAATAAAAATAACTCGCAGAATCCCAATGGAAACTTATGCTTATTATGAATTAGAGTTTAATTCAGTAGAAGTATTTGAACAAAATTATAAGCAGATTAGAAGAGCTATAGATGAACAAGAAAAAGTAGAATCTAAACCAGTAGAAACAAAGACAGTAGGAAATTTTACTAAAAAACTAATATAAACAATATGGACAATCAAACTAGCTGGGTAAAAATGAGTAGCTTAGTAAAAAAGCAATTTATATTTAAAACTATAATGGGAAAGAAATATAAAAAGTGGAATGACGCAGAAAAAACTTTTGAGATTAAAGATACTTATTTTGAAGGAAGTCAATTAAAAGTTCAAGTTCAAACAGACCAAGGAACATTAGATATGAGTTGGGGTCAGATATGTCAGATATTAGGAGCTTGTTTTGACCACGCAACTTTATCAAGTAAAATACAAAACGCAATTATTGAAGTAGGAAGTAATGGAAAAGCAGGTATTGATATTCGTTACTATTTTAAAAAGAAAGGATATGCTAATGATATTTCTAAAGAAGAAGAAATAAATATTGAAGATATCCCATTTGATAATTAACAACTTATCTAACTTCTACCTACAATTATCTTTGTGAAAGCGTTTTAAATAATGTCTAAGGATATGAGTAGGTAGAAGATGGAGGTTAAAATATATGAATAAAAAAGAAGTAATAGAAATATTACACAAAGAAGTAGGAATAGTTTATGAATTTCACGATGAAGATGAAAAAGGAGAATTATATATTACTAAAAGACAATTTATGGAAGCTGAACAAGTAATCAAAGGATTAGAGAGAAAAAGAAAAGATGTAGCACTAAAAGAGAAACAACTTATAAGAATGATAAAAAAGAATAAAGGTAATTATGTTGATGTTAGTGATAATTTCTTGAAAGATAAAACTTTAAAGGTAAAAGGGGATTTAGCATTTTTACAACCAAATAACTTATTATTAACTCATTGTAATTTTCTAACACAAAAAGATATTAAATTTTAAATATATGGCTACACCAAGAGAACTATTACAAATACCAAGTACATTGTCCAACTATAAAAGTATGAGCAATGGCGTGGTTAGAATAACATTTGATACTCAAGAGAATATTCAACCAGAACTAAAAGCTAAAATACTAGCAGGACACGAACAATTCGGTTGGTTATCATTCTTAATAGGAGATAAAAAGATTGCCCCAGAAGATATAGTTGAATTACCACCATTACCTAAAAAAGATAAAGAACAGAAATCGCCAGGAGAAATGCTTTATAATAGAATGTTCGTATATTATATGAGTTGCCATAAGGATAAGAGTAAGTTCAATCAATGGAGAGAAGAACAACTATTAAAACTAGGAGAGAAATATTTAAATAAAATAGATAAATAAATGATTACACAAAAAGAACTTAAATACATATTAGATTATGATAAAGATACTGGATTGTTTTATTGGAGAAATAGTTTTTCAAATCGTATAAAAATTGGAGAAATAGCTGGTAGTCTTAATATTAATGGATATATAAATATCAAAATAAATTCAAAAATGTATAAAGCCCACAGATTAGCTTGGTTCTATACTTACGGACATTTTCCTAAATTGGAAATAGACCACATTAATAGAATAAGAAACGATAATCGTATTAAAAACCTAAGAGATGTAAGTCATTCTATAAATGTTAAAAATATAGAGTTGAGAAAAGATAATTCTTCAGGATATAGTGGAGTTCGTTGGTATGAAAGTCTAAATAAATGGAGAGCAAAAATAACTATAAATAAAAAACAATTACATTTAGGATATTTTAAAGACTTGAAAGGAGCTATAAAAGCCCGTAAAATGGCTGAAATAAAGTATGGATATTTAACTAACTAAGAAAGGAGAAATATAAATATATGAAAAAAAGTTTAACAAATATGTTTTCAGAAAGTTTTGACGTAAAAGAACAAAAGCCTAAAAAAGAAAGTCATTGGTTTATGAGTACTGGATATAATGGAAATATTGTTTTTACATTGCCAATAAAAAAGGTAAAAGAAGAATTAAAGAAATATAAAAATAAAGAACAAGTTGTCATAAAATTTCCAGTAGAGATACAAAACAAACTAGAAAGATTTAACGAGTTAGAACAAGACAATATACTTTTAAAAGATGTTATAAGAAATTTAATGGATAGAGAAGATTAATTAAATAATAAAGGAGAAATATAAATATATGAATAAAAAGAATTATTACTCAAATATAGATAAGAGTTTAACAAGTATGTTCTATAATGGATTTACTTCTGTTGGATTTGATAAAAATAGTTGTTTTGAAATGCCTAAGAAAGATTTTAATGATTTAAAGAAGTTAATTGCTAAAGACAAGATAAAAGAAATTTATATAGATTTTCCTAAAGATATACAAGATAAACTAAGAGAATATGATGGATTAAAAAAGAATATTATATTTTTAAGAAATATTATAGAACATTTAATAAAAGGAGAAGAAGATTAAATAATTAAAACAAAAATCAAAATGAAAAAGACTAAATGGAAAACAAGTGAAGTAGGAGAAAAAGAACCTAAGAGATATTATACTAAGAAAATGAAACTTAAAAGAAAGAAAAAGGAGTGGGGAGTAATTGGAATGGTATTAGGATTAGCAGTAGTAATTATTGTCGGATATTCAAGTATTGATGAGTTAGAAATTGACCGAAATTTACGAGCCAAAGCTCAAAGTGGTATGTTATACCAAAAAGAACAGTTAAAAGCGACAGAGAGCCAAATATTAAGCGAGAGGGCTATGTTAGGAAAATTTGACCCAGTTAAAAAAGACATTATTGATGTAGCTCAAGAAAAAGGTTTTGAAGATATAGGTTTATTATTCTATCTAGCTAAGTATGAAAGTGGATTTGACCCCTATGCTATCGGAATAAATAAACATAAATCAGGAGTAATTTCACTAGACCGAGGAACATTTCAAATAAATCATTTCTATCATCCTGCAATAAGTAATGAATGTGCCTTTAATACTAGGTGTGCTACAAATGAAACAATTAACATAATTAGGCGAGATGGAGGATGCCAAGCTTGGACAACCTGTCCTTATTAAAAAATATGGCAAAACATAAGAATAAAAATATGTCTAAAAATAAAAGAATGCAAATAGCTTTTGATTTAGATGAAAAAGACTATAAGAAAAATCACAAAAGTATTGTGAATGAGTTTAAATTTCAAAGATGGTTTGAGAAGTTTGGAAGATTATCAAACTTTATCAATATAGAAAGAGAAATACAATTATTTCCAGCAGTTTCTACATTGAACAATGATAGAAAGGGAAGGATAATAGGAAAAATTGATTTTAAATTTATCTATAAAAGTAAACGATATTTGTGTGAATGTAAATATTATAGGTTTGGTAATTCTGATTTTTGGGAATCATTAAAAATACTTGGGTATTGTAAATATTATAACTGGCAAAACAATACAAAATATAAACCAGCCATAATGGTTGATGCTAATAATATTAAATTAGAACATTTTATGGTAGCAAATTTTCTTAAATTTAAAATATTTGGAATTACAGAAAATGGAAATAATACTTATAAGGTTAAAGAAATGTTATGTTCAAATTTATAAATTAAAAGAAAGGGTTAAATTATATGGGCAAAGTAGTATATAATATAGATAAATTATCTCTAGGCTCAGATGATAATGTTGATACAATCGATATGGTTTATAAGATAAATGAAATAATTGATATTTTAAATTCAAAAATTAAACAATAAATATATGAGAGAAATAAAAGTGTAACATTTTCAGAATATCCAGAATTTAGATTTAATATTAATAATGGCATAACTTTATGTAAAAAATGCCATAAGGAGACAAATAATTATGGATTCACAAAGAGAAATAAAGTTTAGATTAAGACAAAATAATAAAATTGTAGGTTATGAAAAGTTTACCTATATTGCAACTCAAGAGAAATGGTGTTGGTTGTATGCTCCAACAGAAAAAGGACTTTGGGATGAAGAGTATATTAATCATAATGCAAAAGACCAATATACAGGATTTAAGGATAAGAATGGAGTAGAGATTTATGGGGGAAATATTATAAAACATAAATACGCTATGAAAACTTTTTGCTAAGTATACTTTACAAAAAGTTAAACTATTTGTAAAGTACATACAATAAATTAATTATTTTTTTGTTATTCTTTGTTATTTTAAACATCTGTTAATCTAAGTTTAATATTAATTTGAAAGTGTTTTCAAATTTTTGAAACTACTTTCAGTTAAAGAGCAATGTAATAATAATAGAAATAGTGTATGGTCTAGTGGTAGTAATAAAAGTAATTGGAATAGTGAATTTAAAGATTTAATCAATAAATAATAAGATATAAGACCCTTTACTTTAAAGGAGGTTTATATATAAGAGAATATAAGAGATTTATTAACCTAAATAATAATAAAATGAAACATAAAAACAAGATAATAAAGATATATAAGAAAAGAGAAATCGCCTATAAAACATTACTTGAATGTGATATAGCAATAGATAATTTATTAAAGGAACTTAAATAACCCCTATAACATAATAAACGTGAATAAATACTAAAAAACGATACTTGTTCACGCTTATATCTTATTTAATCAATAAATATATGAATGAACATTTAATAAAAAGAGTTAAAACATTATTTGATTCTCTTGGACCAGTATTTTCAAGCGACCCAGATACAGACTTAGCATATAAAATATTAAGAACTAGTGGTTTTACATCAAAACAAAGTATAGACACATTAACTGGAGAAAGAGTTTATAGAAATAATAATAGAAATAGTGTATGGTCTAGTGGTAGTAATAAAAGTAATTGGAATAGTGAATTTAAAGATTTAATAGATAATACTCATAAAGAATAAATATATGAATAAATACAAAATAACAAAAAAAGCTACAAGACCAGCAGGAGATGATGATAGATGTTTTTATTGTAATAAGAAGATAGGAGATTATCATAAAAAAGATTGTGTTCTTATAAGTAAAAAAGCAAAAGTTATTGCTACAATAGAATATGAAGTAGATGTGCCTTTTACTTGGAAAAAACACGACATAGAATTTAATAGAAATGACGGAACTTGGTGTGCTAGTAATATTATAAATGAATTAAAGGAACTAGATAAAAAAGAAGGTTGTCTATGTCAATATATAGAATATGAATGTATTGATGATAAGGGAAAATCATTTTTAGATGAATAATAAGAGTATGCCATTATTATATTCATTTAAAACTTTATTTAAAAAGAAAGAATATAACTATTGGCGGAGCGATTGTTGCGATGCCCCTGTAATAAGTATAGACGATAGTTTTAGAGTTACTTGTGTAAAATGTGGAAAGGATAGTACTTCTCAACATAATATAGTTCCTTATAAACTAAGATAAATATATGTTTAGACAAATATGGTGCTGGATCAAGCGAGGACATAACTATCACAAAGATAATAAGTTGATGCCCAAGTATATTTACTGTTTCTATTGTGGATATAGGAGAAAATATAGAGGAAAGACAATAGAAGAAGAATAAATAATAAAATAATCCTATGCTGTCTAGGAAGAATCAAGTGACAAAGAAAGTTTATAAAGTTTTGATATTTCCATATCCTTATGAGGTTATGATAAAAGCAGTAGATAAGGTAACTGCCAAACAAGAAGCAGTTGGTAGATTAGAAATCAAAGCAAATGACATTTATAAAATAACAGCATCAACACAAGCATCTAAGGCATTAAGGGCTTGTAGTTGTGCTAATGAAAGGTTAGCTACTAGGAGACTAATTGAGAAGGGATATATATAGGACTTATCCTCTTTTTTGATTGAGAGGTACTTATGGTATAATGAATAGTGTAAGGATACACTATTTTTTATTTACAAAATATGTATGTTAACGCAAAAGAAATTAAAGAATTTACTGTCTTATGATAAGGGAACAGGTTTTTTTGTATGGAAAAAGTTTATGGGTGGAATTGCTTATAGAGGTAAAATAGCTGGTGGTTATGATAAAAGAGGGTATATTCAAATTAAAATAAATAAAAAGATGTATCCATCACATAGATTAGCTTGGCTCTATGAATATGGAGAATTTCCAAAACAAAATATAGACCACATAAATAGAAACAAAGAAGATAATCGTATTTGTAATTTGAAAGAAGTAAGTCATATGGAAAATATGAATAATTGTTCAGGATATAATAAATCTAATTATGGGAAACTTGGAACTTTTAGACAAAATGAAAGGTCTAAATTTAGAAAAAATATTGAACAAAGAGAAGATTGGAAATTAAAATTAGGAATTAGCTGATATGTAAATGAATTATAAAGACATACATAGAATATTAGATAGAATGGAGATGACTAGAATCGCCAGAGAAGATAAGATATGTCAGGAAAATAGTAGAATATATAAAGAACAAATGCATTTTTACAATATATGGTAATTTGTTATCAACATAATTAGTTTTCAGTTGCAAATTAAGGAAGATGTTAGTTATATTTTCACGCAACAGATATATAACAACTATTCTTTACTCAGAGCTAAATTATTACCACTTTAAACATCTAGCGCTTCGGCTAACTAGATAAAGGTAATAATTGTAGCTGAAAGTTAACTATCAAATATATGGATAATAAGTATTGGATTTATTCTAATGGAGATTATGTCTAAAATAATAATATTAAATAGAGAAAAGGCTGAGATAATCCGAAAAGATTGTCATATTCCATACGAAGAAGAAAATGGTAAGTATGTTTTTGAATATACCATAAGTTTAGGAAAGATTTTAAAAGATTTAAGAGATGAATCTGCAAACTAGATTAAATCGCATAAAGGTATGGATATGGTGGGTTTTACATAAATCGGCTAAAAGTAGGGAAAAGTTAAGCGATAGGAGACGATATAAGAAGAGTATAGGAAAGAGATGACCTAACACTCATAGAATAAATAATAATATGAACATAGAAGATATTAAAATAGATAAGGGAGAAGAATTTACTACTAAAGATTTTAAATTTACAATTAGAACATATCTTGAACCATTTTATTATAGTATAGGAGATGGGGAGGAAATCAAATGAATATAAATGATATTAAAATAGATAAGACCACAGAAGTTAAAGAAAGTAAAGTAGTAGAACCAACAAAGGATAGTAAAAAGATAGAAAGAGATAAGAAGGGAAGATTAAAGAAAGGTTCTATTTTAAACCCTACTGGTAAAGGTGGAGATGGTATTAGTTTACTAGCCGATATAAAGAAGAAATTGTTAGAAGTAAAGAATGATGAACCTAATAAATATAAAGAACTAATAGATTACTACTGGAAGAATGAGAAGACTAGAGATTTACTTATAAAGATGATAGATGGTTTACCTAAACAGAAAATAGATTTAAAAGCTAAAGTAGAAACTTATGATTGGGGAGAATACAAAGATAATTTATAGCCCAAGATTATGGTCTAAACCATTACACGAAGGTAAAGAAAGATGGAAAGTAATAGTTGCACATAGAAGATCTGGTAAAACTTTTGCTAGTATCAATCATTTGATAAGAGATGCAGTAAGGGTAGAGAGAAGTAAGTATGCTTATATTGCTCCTACTTATAAACAAGCAAAGAATATAGCTTGGGATATATTAAAAGAATATGCTCGTAAGATAGATGGTGTAGTATTTAATGAATCAGAGCTAAGAGCAGACTTTAGAAATGGTAGTAGAATAACTTTATATGGAGCTGACAATCCAGATAGTTTACGTGGACTAGGATTATGGGGAGTAGTATTTGATGAATATAGCCAACAGCCTAGTAAGATATTTACAGAGATTATAAGACCAGCATTAGCAGACCACGAAGGTTATGCTATATGGATAGGAACTCCTAAAGGTAAGAATGATTTCCATAGATTATATCAAGTAGCAAGAAAGACTGATAATTGGTTAGGACTATTATTAACAGTAGAAGATACTAAACTCATAAATGATGCAGAACTACTAGATAGTAAAGCAATAATGACTAATGATGAGTATAACCAGGAGTGGTATTGTTCATTCGAAGCAGCTATTAAAGGAGCTTATTATTCTCAAGAGTTATCAGAGATGAGAAGTAGTGGAAGAATAAAACAAGTACCACAAGACAAGGAGTTAAAAGTTCATACAGTATGGGATCTAGGAGTAGGAGATGCTACATCAATAGGTTTCTATCAAGTAGTAAATAATGAATACCGAATGATAGACTACTATGAGAATACAGGTAAAGGATTAGATTTTTATATAAACTACCTACATACTAAACCTTATATCTATGGAGAACACTTTGCTCCACACGATATAAAGGTAAGAGAGTTTAGTTCAGGTAAGAGTAGATGGGAGATAGGACAGAACTTAGGTATAAACTTCCAGATAACTCCTAATATGAAGATAGATGATGGTATCAATGTTGCTAGACTATTCCTTAATAAACTATGGGTAGATGAGAAGAAGTGTGAAACATTCCTAGATTATATAGGACAGTATAAGAAAGAATGGAATGACCTAAGAGGATGTTTTGGAGATAAACCAGTACACGATTTTACTTCTCACGCTGCTGATATGCTTAGATACACAGCTATAGTACACGATAAGATGACTAATTATGATTATCAACAAGAACCATTAGATAATGAACCATTAGACCCTTATTCACTAATACAACAAATATGAATAAACCAATGAAACAACACATAGAAAAATCACAATGGGACGAGTTAAGTTATAAACAAAAGAAAACATTTGTAATTAGTATATATAGTGATTGTTCTTTTGAATATTTTGAAGATTGTTTTGATGAATATGGTTATGTAAATATAGGACAAATGGTTGAGTTCTTAGGAGATGATATGATGACAATAGATTTACTAGAAGACAATTTCTTTTCTGTTGAAACAATGCCTATGATAGCTGAAGAAACATTTACATTATTTGAAAAGAGTAATCTATGTGATGCTCTATGGGAAGCCTGTGTTTATAAATTAAAACAATAAATATGACTATAGAACAAATGATAAGGTTTTTAGAAAAGCATTATGATATTATTTCACTAGAAAGAGGTTCAAAGTTTAATTCTAAAAAGCCTAATATGTGGGAAGTGAGAGTTAGCAATAGAAAAAAAGATGATAGTTTAGAATTTATTGGAGAATGGATTGAAAAAGAATTAGAAGATGCTCTACAAAAAGCGATTGATAATTATAAATTAAAACAATAATATGATAGAATTAACAAAAGAAGACGACAAAAAGATAGATGAAGCCTTAGAATCAGTTAAAGTTAAAGAAGCTCAAGAGCTTTTAATAAAAGAACAACAAAAGAAAAGCCAAGTAGTAATGGCAGAGATACAAGCTGTACTAGATAAACACGGATATACTATGAGAGTAGTAAATAACATACAGTTAGTACCAAAACAATAATTTATAAAAAATACACAAGAAGAACCTTGCTTTAGGGATATGCAAGTAAAACCATTCCTCAAGATATATTAAAGGGTCTTATGCGAAAGTTAGGGTAAATGAGTGTCAGGACTTCTCACCTAACCTTTTAATAAGCCTCGTTGAAATATTAGAGCATTGAATTGGCTAATACACCTAGAGGTAGGTGTAGAAGAACTTAGTTGCAATAGATGTTTACTTCTTGTGTCATCTATATGTAGATATTCTACATTCTACATCTTCCTTTAAGGGTATTAAAGGTTAAAAGTCCTGCTGTTTAAATAATTTATAATATATGGCAAAAAAAGAAAAGCAAACACAATCTCAAATATCCGAAGATAATGATAATCGTGATATAAAGCTACCAAACTATACAACCGATGAACAGAAGTATAGAGGATTTATCATTGATAGACTCACATCAGCTAAAGAGTCAAGAGAACAAACTCATACAGAGTATGATGATTTAACTTATACAGAAAACTATAGAACTAATAAGAAAGCTGGTATAAGTTATAATCCACCAAAGAATAATAAGAATGACCCAAGAATAGTTACAGGCACTACAATGGAGAAGGAGAATATTATACTTAATACTATTCTAAACCTTAATTTAGAGCCAGACATAGAAGCATTTAGTAAAGATGACCTACCAGTTCAAAAGCTATCTGAAGCAGTAGAAACTATGGTAAAGAAGTCTAGAATCCTAGAGGACTATGATGGATTAAAGAGAGAACTATTCTATAAGGAGTTATTTGACCAAGGAACAGCATTTGCTGAGGAGTTATTTGTTGAACCTAAACACATTCAAAAGGAACTAAAGGATAAGAATTGGTTTGAAAAAGATGTAGATAAAATAGAATGGACAGAAGTATTAAAAACAGGACTAGGACAATGTGAGATAAATCTTATTAAAGGAACTAAAGTATTTCTAGGTAATATCAATGAAAGTCTAGTAAGTAAACAACCCTATTTATATACAGTAGAATACAAGCCATATTATGACGCTGAGAAGCTATATGGCAAGATGAAGAGATGGGAGAATGTACCTACTCAAGTTAATCAATTAGATAGTAAAACAGAAGATGATACAGAGTTCGCTAATTGGAGACTATATGATACTAACGAAGAAATGGTAGAGATTATTAAATACCAAGACAAGTGGTCTAATGAGTATATGTTAGTTATTAATGGAGTAATGATGCTCCCTTGTGGTTTTCCTTTATCAGAAATGACAGGAGATGGAAAATATAGTTTAACCAAAGGAGATGTAGAGAGAATACCATTCTTTGCTTATGCTAAAGGTATTCCTGCTAAGACTAAGGTAGCTCAGGCAGTATTAGATGAGTTCCTAAGACTAATGATACTCAAGACTCAACAGAGCTATAAGCCTCCTTATGCTAATGCTAGTAATCGTATATTAAACTCAGACATATTTAATGCTGGAACAATAACTCCTAATGTAGCTCCTGATCAATTAAAACCTCTTGTAACTCATCAAGGAGTAAGCACAGGTGAAGTTAATGCTTATCAAATGCTACAAGCTGTGTTAGATGATATGACTGTATCTAAACAATTTGAAGGTACTGAAGATAAGAAACAAACTGCTACTGAGTCAATGAATAATATGAGACAGAGTTTAACTAAGATTGGTTTATATGTATTAGGTGTCATCAACTGGGAGAGAGAGATGTGTAAGAGAAGAATAGTTAATATCCTAAGACATTGGACAGAACCTATTGATAAGAAGATTACTGGAGTTAAGGGTAAGGTTGAGAGTATGTATAGAACTATATCAGCTCCTGCTAGTTTTCAAGGTAAACAAGGTATTAGAATGGTTAAATTTACAGAAGATAATACTCCTAATACTCCTGAAGCAATAGAGAGAGAAGAAGATGCTTTTGAGAAACTAACTGGTAAACCTGTTAAAATAACATATTTGAGAGCAGATATGATTAAAAATCTAAATAATGAATGGTATATTGAAATTACTCCTACTGAGAAAGAAACATCAGAGGTAAGAAAGGCTATGTTTAAACAAGATATAGCTGATACAGTAGCCCTATTTGGTATAGAATCAACTAACCTAGAAGGATTAAAGCCTAGATGGTCTCAAATCCTTAAAGAAGAAAAAGATGTATTATTTACTGAAGGACAACAAAGTATTAGTCCAATGCAACAAGGACAGGCAGGAGCTGGTCAAAGACCTCAAGTTCCTAGTGTAAAAACTCCCCAAAAGCCTAGTATAAACACTCTTCAAAATCAAGCATAGAAAAAGCGATACTTATAATTAAAATAATAATATGTACGCACATTATAGAAAGAAGAAAAGAAGTTTGTTATATAATATCTTTATAAAGATTGGTAAAAAGTATTTTTATGATTCATTAAGATATGAATTTCCTACAGAAACTAAAACATTTAGTCCTAAAAAGGAAATATGTCATTGTGGAGGAGTCATAGAGTGTATCTACGGAGATAGTCCTCATAGCAAATGTGATAAATGTGGAAAAGAATTATGGGGAGGTATTGGTTATAATTTATATTTACTAGATATAGATAATGATAACAATATGCTTTATGAATATTATAGTAATGATAAGCACGAGGGATTTAAAACAGAAATAAAGTTAGGAATACCAACTACTAGGAAGATTATTAAAAAGATTAAATAATATGGATATAAACACAGTAATAGACAAATTAGACCTATCAGAAGCAGATAAGAAGTCAGTTAGTGTTATCTTTAGCCGTAAGGTATTCAAGAAAGTAATGGATAAGATAATACAGATTAAAAGAGATGTTATAGGTGATGAAGTTAAGACCCTAGAGGGATTGGAGAGAATGAGATTTACAAAGATAGGCAATGAAGAAGTTTATAAGATATTTGAAGGAATAAACTCAATCTTTGAGAGTGAAAACAAACCAAAGGAAGATTTTAATCCTCAAGATATGATTTAATAACAAATATATGGATTTAGAAAAAGATTTGGTAAAAGCAATGAATAATCCTAATAAACTACAGACATTATGAATAGAGTTATCTAAGAAGAAAAAGTGTATTTATTGTAGTAAGAAGTTTAAAGATGGCATAGTAAATAAACATCCTAACGAGAGTAAGTTTGCATTATCAGCACACTATTGGTTTACAGCAGAGTATTTAGTACATTGTCAGACTACTCACGGTTATCATCCTGATACAATGACTGAGTTTTTAGAAACAATTAATAATAAGTAATTTAATAGTTAGTTTCCAGTTGATTATGAGACAAAGATTGCGACCGATAGGACGCAAATACCTAGATGGGAGTAATGTGGTGACGACCAATTCAAATATTACTCCTCAGCTGAAAGCTAACTATTAAGATAATTTAATAAATAAGTTAATTATTAAGTGTTATTCGCCTTCGCAAGGGTTGTTAGTGAAGTGTACACCACTTACATATTGCGTTAGATAACACAATGAAAGGCACATTAAAAATGTCAGAAGAAAAAGACCCAGTAGAACCTGTAGTTGAACCTATAGAGAAAACATACTTCAATGAAGATGGTGAGGAAGTAAAATTCCCAGGTACTCCTGAGTCAATAAAGAAACTACTTGATGAGAGTAATACTGAAATTTTAGCTAAAGAGAAAGAGCTTAAAGGTCTTAGAGATAAAGACTTTAACTTTAAAAGGGTTAAAAATATGTCAGTTGAAGAGAAAGCTAAGTTTGATGAGAAAGAATTGGTTCTTAAACAACAGATAGAAGATTTGCAAGATGGTCAAGACAAGACAAAGAACCAACTAGTAGAGAATTGGAAAGACAAAGCAATTCGTAGTATGGTTGGTAGTGATGAGGAATTGAAAAAGAAAATCATTGAATCTTATGAAACATTAAACATTGAAGCTAATACTGAATTTGAAATTGGCGATAAGGTGGTCAAAGCATTTCTATCAACTGGTTTAGCTCCAGTAGGTGTATCTAATCCATTAACCACTGCTTCTCACGGAGTATCTGCATCACCTGATACAGAGAAAGGTATAGAATCTAAAGCTAGTAAAGAGTTTGGCAACAAATTTGGACTTACAGCAGATGATAAGAAGAAGTATAAGAAAGGAGTTAAGATAATTTAACTATAAATATATGGAAGATATAAAAAGAGAAGGATTGAGAAAAGATTTAATTGAAAAACAACCCTTTAAAGAAGAATTTAAAGAAGAACCAGCAGAAGAAATTAAAGTAGAAACACCAAAACCAGAAGGAATCTTTGTTGATTCAAAGAAATTAGATAAGATGGTTGGTGATTTCAATGAAATGGCTTTAAAGGTAAAGTCAATGGAAGAACAAATGCACGCAGGAGAGAATCTTGATAAACCAAAGGAAAGAGGAAACAATAGAGTATTCCTAAAGATAATCAGAGACGTTGATAATAAACCTCATATTATTACTTCCTCAAAGTCTAGTTTTAATAATCGTCTAGTATATAGTCCTACTAATGCTAATGTAGTAGTCGGAGAAATATTACAAGCTGAATACTATTCATCAATAGATGATTGGAGTTCAGGAAAGGTAGATCAAGTTTATTTTACTCGTTCAGGAGAATTAGTATATGGTGAAGTGATTAAGAAAGAAGGTAATGTTGATCATATTAAACTAGATAAGTTAAGCGATAATGCTGGTGAAGATACTAGAGAACTATTAAGAAGTATTAAAGAACCAGTAAAGGTAGAGATTTCATTTGTTAACCCATAATAATAATAATATGTCAAAGAAAGAAAATATATATATTGGTTCACAATTGGTAAAACAATATGCAATATCAGACAAACCAGAAATAGATTTAGTAGGTGTCTTATATGAAAATGATAGTGCAGAAGACTTTACTAATGACCAATTTGAAGCAGTAAGGTCATCTGAGAAATATGATGATGGTCAAGTAAGACAAAGAAAGTTTAATAGTCTTATTGTAGGTATTCTAAAGGATATGTTAAGAAATAATATCAAGATGATAGATGTAGATTTCATTCTTAACCTAGTAGATACATCAATCAGAGAAAACTACAAGACAATGATTGCAAATATATTTGATGTTAAAGACCCAACATTGATTAGTCTAGCTCAAATAGATGCACAATTGAAAATAAAGAAATAGTATTTTATATGTTGCCTATAATTTATGTTGTAGGCAATAATAAGATTCAATTCGCTGACACCGTAACTGTCAATCTTAGAAAATTTCCCAGGTAAGGAGTTAAAATCCAAAAGGTATGTAAAAACCTTAATTTTACGTATTTAATTAACCCTTAACAGGAAAAATATGACTGTAAAAATAGAATCAGGCCTTTGGAAAATGGCCTGGCAAGCAAAGAAAGCTTCAACAGCTTTTGCTGATGATGTTTTAGTCGCTATGGACAGTGGATATGCTAAACCAGCAGATTCAGGTTCAGGTGGAGTAGATGAACCTATCGTAGGTTTATATTGTGGTGAGGTAATCACTGCAGCTACAACTGGAACATTTCTTTATAGTAATACTGCTAAAATCCCTATTATGCTACCAGTTGGTAATGATTCTAAACTTAGAATGACTGCTACTGGAACTCTAGCTGTAACTGATGAAGGATTAGGACTTGACATTTCGGATTCCGTAACTGTCAACGCCGCAGCTAATACTTATAAAGCAGTCACCTGTACGGACTATATTAGTGCTACTGAAGGACTATTTGTTATTAACAAAACCTTCAACACTAACGTAGCCGCATAACACTAAAAATTATGGCACAGATAATTAATAGAGGTAATTTCCCAGATTTCTGCGATAACTTAGAAATCTATTGGAGAAAGTCCTACGAAGAATATCCAAAAGCTGCCGCTCAACTATATGATGTAGAGAATGTTAGTGTTGATACAGGTGATGAATCTGGTATTGACGGATACTCAGTTGCCAAACGAAAAATGGAAGGTGGCGACTTAGCTTATCTAAACATAACTCAAAATTATAGAAAGAGTTGGACAGTGTATGAGATTGGTGGAATGACCAAGATTACTTGGTTGATGCGAAAAGCTGCTAAATATAACAAGATAATGGGAAGAATCTCAAATCTTGCTACATCAGCTGCTAAAAGATTAGAATGGGATTTAACTCATAGATTCTCTTTCGCTACTGCTGAATCTTATACAAACCTAGACGGTGATACTGTAACTACTACTGTTGGTGACGGTGAAGCATTAGCTTATACCGAACATACAGTTCCAGGTACAACTACCACTTATAGAAACCGTATCGCTAATAACCCTGCCTTAAGTAAAGGTGGAATTGAAGCAGCTGAACTTTTGTTCGCTTCTCAAATCCCTGATACTAATGGTGAGTTAGTAGTTGATACACCTACACATATTATTGTTCATAACAATCCTAATGTTGTTAATACAGCTTTAGAATATTTACGTTCAGTTGCTGCTCCAGAGCAAGATAACTCAGGAGTAACAAATGTGTATAAAGGCAAATATACTTTAATTATATTGCCTTACTTAGCAACCACAGCCGCTGGTGCTTATAATTCAGCTAAAAAGGACTATTGGTTCTTAGCTAATCTTAATCACAAAGACGCTGTATTGAAAGTTCTTCAATCTCCTATTTTCATTCCTCCAACCGATAACGGTGGTAAGGAATTTGAAACAATGGATTGGAAGTTCGGTTGTCACGCTGCTTATGCTATTGAAATTATAGACCCTAGATGGATTTGTATGAGTTCAGGAGATGGCGTAGCATAAAGTAGAAAAATATTGATAAAATTATATGAAGAAATGTGTTCTTTGTCACAAACAAACAGATTCTTATAAAGTTAATCAATATGCTTAAACTTAATTCATATTTTATAAGCTATATTTAGAGGTGGTGGTGGGCTTATAAGATTTAACAAAAAAATTATGTTATACGGACAAAATTCAGGATATGGAATGGGACTTATTAATATGGTCTCATCTATTATCCCTACCTTTGGAAGAATTTTTGTGGTTTTTGACCCAGATGATACTACAAGCGAAAATTATCAAAGAATGCAAGAATTAATGAAACCAGACCCACAAGGAAAAACTAGATTCTTTACTTCATTAGAGTCAGCTTACGCAGCTGTAGAATCTAATAACAATGATGTTATTTTACTAGATGGTCATTCAGCTCACGAAATTGATGCAATGATAACTGTTTCAAAGAGCAGAGTTCATTTCGTTGGTATGGATGGTGGTGGAAGATTATGTCAACAAGGTGCAAGAATTAAAATGGGTGTTACTGGTGTAGCAACTGATTTAGCACCAGTATTAGTTACTGGAACTAGAAATACATTTAGGAATCTAAAAGTTGAGAATGCTTCTAGTACAGATGAATCTTTATATGGATTTATTGAGAATGGAGAAGGAACATACATTGAAAACTGTCATTTCCTAAAGACTGCTGGACTTGATGACGCTGGTTGGGCTAACTTCTGGATGGCAGGAGATAGTTTAACAATGAAAAACTGTACTCTTGGACAATCTAATGTTGGAAGTGCAGTAGCTCATTATGGCATCTTAATTGATGCTAAAACTGGTGGAGGTTCAAGTGCAGTTAAAGAAAATATGTTAGAGAATATTTATATTAATATGTCTGTTCTTACTGCTGCTGCTGCAACTGCTTGTTTTATTAAAGTAGCCGATGGTGCTGCTATGAACTTTAATAATGTTATTAAAGACTTGAACGCTTATAACTTTGTACAGGCTAGTACTGGAACAATTATGACAGATGCTGTTCTTGGAGCAGCTTGTACTGGTGGATATCTACAATTAATCAGACCAACCTTTATGGGTTGTACTGGTGTAGGTTCTGCTACAGGACAAGGAATATACATTTCTCAATCTACAGCTCCTGATGCTAATGGAGGATTGGGAACTGAACTTACTGATTCCTAATAATAAATATATGCCTACAAAAAAAGTAGAAAAGAAAAAGGTTGTTAAAGCTACTAAAGTAGTAAAGACAGAAATGATTGATTGCGACCATAGAAAAATCACTTTTAGTGATGGTTCTGAACAAATCTTATTTGTTTAAGATAACCTTAGTTAGAGGGGACATACCTCACTAGGTAAAACCTCGTCCCCTCAATAGTGAGGTTAATTAAATAATATATAAATTTATGAGAGAACAAAAAGCTTACACAATATTAGATGATATTGGTAAAAAAACAGGTACTTTTACTGCAGCTACTACTGATGTAATTACATCTAATGCACACGGATTAAAAAACGGAGATATGGTGGTTTTAACAACTACTAATACTCTTCCAGCAGGATTATCCTTATTAACTGTTTATTATGTAAGAGACGCTGCTACTAATACATTCAAACTAACTCTAATCCCTGATGTAGATGCCTTAGGAACTATTGCAGATGTTACAGATACAGGAATTGGAACACATACATTTACAATGCACGACATTGGAAAGAATGTTTATTCAGGTGATTATCAAAACATCTCATTATCTTTTGATACTGACGGTGCTGGAGATGCTGCAATGACAGTTAAAGTAGTAGGTTCAAATGAAGAAACTTGCCCAGACTTTAGTGCTGCTCAATCAGACACTAATATCTTTGAGTTTTTACAATGTATTGATAGTGAAAGTGGTGATGAAGTAGAAGGAGATGCTGGATTTGTAGTAGCTAGTGCTGATGATCACGTGCTATATGAAGTAAATAAGAATAATCTAAGATGGATAAATGTCTTAATGACAGCTTGGACAGAAGGAGAAGTAACAGTAAAAGCATACCTAACTAATAATCAATAAATAGGATGAGACGAAGTTCTAAAACCAAAAGAATAATTCCTTTTAAAGTTAAAGAAATCTCTGCAATGGAGAAGAGGGAAAAAGTAGTTCTTGAGAAAACTCAGAAAGAACAGATTTTATTATCTAAAAATATAAAAGAGTTAGAACTTAAAGAAATATCTCTAGGCAATAGTATTGTAAGAAAACAAAGTACTTTAGATGATATGAATGTTGACAAAGCTGATAAAGAGTTAGAGCTAAAAGAACTTAATAAAAATATAGGTAAAAAACTAAAGGATTATTTAGCAGTGGAGGAAGAGATTGAAAAACTTGGTTATAATTATCTAGAAGATAAAGCTGAATTAGAACGAGAATTAGAAGATGGTAGAAAATATCATAGAGAAGAAATGGAAGGAATGGATATTAAATTAAAAGAAATTAAAGATGATGTAAATGACCTATATGCTACTAAAGACTCCTTAGAAGTCCAAATAATGGCTAGTAATGTTGAATTAGAACAGAATGAGTGTAAATTTGATGAATTAAATGGACATATTGATCTAGCTAATGAAATGATTGAAGATAAAGAAAAGTATATTGTAGAACTAAATAAAGACTCCTCAAATATCAATGAAGATATAAAGTCTAAGAGTATTCTTTTAAATGAACTTACTAAAGAGTTAGACGGTTTAGCTAAAGAAATAGAAATTAAAAACAATATAAATGATAAGTTGAAGAAAGAGAATAAATCTTTAAATACTTCTAAATTAACATTCTATAAAAGACAAAAGGATGTAGAAGAAAAAGCTGAGATAGTTAAGAGATACTATAAAGGTGCTAATGTAGAAATTGAATTATAATATATGGGAAAAATAGCAACAAAAATAAAGGTAAAGTCAGATATAGAGTTAACAGATACTAATGCTGTTGCTTTGGCTTCTAAACAAGATGATACTATAACTGCTGTTGAAGAAATAACATCAAACTTAGAGGATTCTCAAGTAACTGAAGGTGGTCAAGTAAAGAATGCAACAACTAACTTTACTCAGGAAGAGTTTATGGAACAAATGTTAGTAGAATTAAGAAAGATAACACTTCAACTAGCTATCATTACTGATACTGTCTTGAAGGATGAAGATATAAATAATAATTTAAAATAATAATATGTCAAGAAGAGCGATACAATTTGACCCCAATAAAGCACAAACACTTACCAATAAAACTATTGATGGTGATGATAATACTCTCCAAGATATTGGAGTTGCTGACTTAAAAGAAGGAACAGATGGACAGCTTATTACTTGGGGAGCTGATGGAGAACCTACTACTGTAGCTGCTGGAGATTCATCACAAGTATTAACAAGTAATGGAGCTGGTGCTGCTCCTACATTTCAAGCAGTTGGTGCTGGAGTCAAAGCTACTGGTGCTGAAATAGATACAGCTACAGATGATGCTAAGTTTGCTACAGCTAAAGGAATAAAAGATTCTCATAATGTACCAAGTGTAGTACCTAGTACAGCAGGGAAAGTTTTAACTTCTGATGGAACAGATTGGATAAGTGCAGCAGGTACTGCAGGAACAGTAACTTCTGTAGCAGCTTTAACTCTTGGAACAACAGGAACAGATGTATCATCTACTGTTGCTGATGGAACATCTACTCCAGTGATAACACTACAGATACCAACTGCTTCAACAGCAAATCGTGGAGCATTAAGTTCAACAGATTGGGACACATTTAATGGAAAATTATCTACCCTAGCTTTTGCTGGACTATCTGATTATCCAGCTGATGCAGCAGGTGCATTATCAAATGATGGATCTGGTAATTTAAGTTGGTCTGCACTTGGTGCTGGAGATATGATACTTGCTTCAGCTCAATCAAATACTGGAATAAAAACATTTGATAAAGGAACATTAAAAGTAAAAGGAACATCAACTGGTGTTACCGATTTAACTACTGCAAATACAAGTGCTACATCTTATACTCAAACATTCCCAGCTAGAAATGGAACAGTAGCTAACTTAGATAATGTAACTTATATTGGAACTACTTCTGTAGCTTTAAATAGAACTACTGATACTCTTAACTTAGCAGGAATAGGAACTCTAGGTGTAGGTGCAATTACTACAACTGGTAACTTATCTCAAACAGGAGCTACAACTTTTGGTACAGGAACTGGAACAGTAAGCATAAATGGTAGTGTTCAAATAGCATCAGCTAAAACCCTTAAATTCAATACAGGAGCAACTGTAGGAACAATAGGAACTACTTTCGCTGACAATGATACTTCTTTGATGACTTCTCAGGCAATTAAAGAAAAGATTGAAAATTATAGTTATGCTACAACAACTGCACCAACCTTTGCTACTTCAATTACTGGTTCATATCTAACAGCTTCTGAGATGTTAATTACAGATGCAGATAAAAAGATAGTATCAGCAGCAGTAGCAACATATCCTAGTTTGACTGAACTTGCTTATGTAAAAGGACTATCTTCATCTATTCAAACTCAGCTAGGAAATAAAGCTGCTTCAGGTGCTAATAGTGATATAACATCTATTACAGGACTTACAACAGACCTTACAATAGCTCAAGGTGGAACTGGAGCAAGTACATTGGCAGGAGCAAGTATTCCAACTTATACAAGTACAAATACTTTTACTAATAAAAGAATTACCCAAAGGGTTGTAACTACTGCAAATGATGCTACTGCTGAAATTGATATAGATATTACAGATGTTTATGAACTAAGTGCGATTGCTGATGATACAACTTTCACTCTTACAGGAACACCAACTGATGGTCAGAAATTAATAGTCAGATTTAAAGATGCTGGTACAACTAAAGCTCTTACTTGGACAGGATTCACAGCAGTAGGAATAACATTACCAACGACAACAGTTGTTAGTAAATGGCACCTTGTAGGATGTATTTATAATCTAGGTGCAACGACTTGGGATGCAGTAGCTTATTCAGTAGAAGCTTAATAATTAAACACTTAATATAATGGCAACAGAAGTACAAATAGCAGGAACAGGTACTACTGATTCATCAGTCGGAACACTGGCATGGAGAAATCCTAGCAATATTACTGCAGATGATGGAAGTGTAACCGATGATTGGTTTGCTAAGAGTGGAACAGGTCTTATATACAGCGAATATTTAAAGTCTACTAATTTTGGCTTTTCTATACCAGATGGTGCAACAATAGATGGAATAACAGTAGAATTTAAAGATTTTGCTACTAATAATGCAGGATATACAAAAGACTGGTCTGTTAAACTTGTAAAGGGTGGAACAGTACAGGGTAATGATAAAGCTGATCAAGCTCTTTTATCAGGAGATAAAACATATGGTGGTTCATCTGACCTATGGGGTATTACTTTATCAAGTTCCGATGTAAATGCAAGTGATTTTGGTGTAGTATTTCAATCACAAGAAAATACAGTAGATTTTAATATGGTTATGGAATGGGATTATTGTCAAATTACAGCACATTATACAGAAGTAGCAACAAACACAGGAGCATTTTTTCAATTATTTTAAAAATTAACAATAAATAAAATGGAATTATTACTTTCATTGTCAATAACAATATTGGCAGAAGGATTTAAAAAGCTAATTAAGAAAGTAGGAGAAACTAAAGCTAAGTTTTTAGTATTAGGATTTGTATTATTACTATCAGTGATTTATTCAGTTCTAAATTTTAATGGATTTGTTACAGCAGTAGTATTAAAAAAGATAGTTACTATATTTGGTATGTCTATTGCTAGTTATGAGATTGTATTTAAAAAGATTATATATCCAGTATTAAATAAGATTAAAAAATAAAATGGAAGAAATAACAAATCAAACATTACACGAGATATTAGTGAGAGTAGAGAAACAGGTTACCAAAACAAATGGCAGGGTAACAGATTTAGAAGATTGGAAAAACAAAATTAAGGGAGCTTTAATTATAATGAATATAATTTTAATTCCATTAACATTGTTTATTATTACAAAATATATATTTTAGTATATTAAAAAGCAAAAAGGAGTAGCACTATGAAAAATAACATTCGTTATCTAGTGTCTAAGAGAAACAATGAGAAAGTTTTATTTGTTTCTGACATCCACGCACCTTTTCAGGACAATAGAGCAGTGAGAGCTATCATATCATTTGGTAAATGGTTAAAGCCAGATAGAATCATTTTTATCGGTGATGTAATAGATTTCTATGCTGTGTCTAAGTTTAACAAAGACCCTATCAGAGCATTGAGACTTCAAAGTGAAATAGATGAAGCTCATAGTATTCTTAGGATATTCCGTAAGGAATTTCCTACTGTTGAAATGATTTACATAGAAGGTAATCACGAAGCAAGATTAAGAGGATACCTATGGTCTCAAGCATCAGAACTTTCTGGACTAAGAAATATGAGATTAGAATCTTTAATGGGTCTTGAAGTGTTGAACATTAAGTATGTCAGTAATGGTAGAATGAAATTTAGAAACTTTGTCATCAAGCACGGTGATATAGTTCGTTTACATTCTGCTTATACGGCTCGTGCTGAACTTACGACTACTGGTATATCTGGTTTAAGTGGACATACTCATAGACTTTCAACACATTACCTTTCAAATGAAGGTGGAGACTATGTGTGGTATGAAATTGGTTGCCTTTGTAAAATGAATCAAGAGTATATGAAAGGTAAATTCCCTAATTGGCAACAAGGATTTGCATTTGGATTCTTTAAAAAGGGTTCTGCTAAATATAATATTCACTTAGTGAACATTGTAAATGGTAAAGCACTTTTTATGGAAAATGAATTTTCTGGCAGTAATAAACAATAGGAGGATAAAATGTATGTATGGTATGAGTTCAACATCTATGAAGTGATAAGGCCACGTCTAAGTGAACGTATTATTGCAGATTTGAGAGACTCTTGTCCTAACACTATGCTAACCTTACAACTTATTAAAAACCCTCGTTTTTTTAAGACGGTTAAAATCAAGTATGTAAAGTTTCAATTTGAATGGTAGGAGGTTCTAATGAAATTCTCAGAATATGTAGATTTAGCAGAGCAAGAAAGACACGCTGTAATAGACGCACTTCTTAATGAAATCTATGATTTAAAAAGACAGCTCGCAGAATATAAACGAGCTGAAAAAAAGGAATTAGTTCCTTCAAAAAGAAAACCAGTAGGATTTAATCAAGGTGGTAAAAAATGAAAGGTCAAGAAGGCAGAATAGTAGATATTGCCATTCTACTTAATGAGGGTTGGAAAAAGGAAATTTACTTTGGAAATAATGGATTAGTCCTTTCCAAAGGTGATGATAGAATACTCTATTCTATAAAACAGAAAAGGGTAATCGTTCATTACAAATCCAAACCAATACTCGGATGTTAATCTATAGGGAGTTGACAATAAAAGCCGACTCCCTACAAATCTTAATTGTAAACTAATAGTATATATAAAGATTAACTACTAGTTTATAAGTTAACATAGGTTAAGTAAATAATTTAAAAATAAAATAGATTAACATAAGTTAATTTTCAGTTGCACTTAACCACACCAATTCAACGAGAGTTCGGTTGGTTAGAAATACATACGGCAGAATCCTTTTTTGAAGTCCCAACGCAACAGAGGCTTTATTACAGTCTTCTGCCCAGCTGAAAGTTAATTTATTAAAAAACATATGGATGAAATAAGATATGGTTTTATAGATAGAGTAAGGGATTCTGATTGGCGTCTTGGTGCTAATGATAATTTAGATTTACAAAAAGTTAGTAATACTGGAGATTATACAGATGTTATACCTAAATGGGAATCACAGATAGGTTTATATATGGATACTATGGCTTGTGTTACTTATTCTGCATTAGATTGTCTTGAAACAATATTCGGTCAAATAATGCAAGATTATAGTTATTTAGATGAATACAGAGATGAAAATGGAGATATAAATTTTAGTGATAGATTTATTGCTAAGTTATCTGAAACAACTCATCAGGGTAATTATTTTACAAAAGTAGGAGATGCAATTAGAGGATATGGTATTTTAAAAGAATCTGATTGGGATTTTCCTTATAAACAAAGAACACCAGTTTTTGCTTGGGATGATTATTATACAGATATATCTCAAGAATTATTAGATAAAGGAAAGGATTTTTTAAGTTATTTTGATATAACTTATAGATTAATTCCTATAAATAATATAAATATAAAAGAACAATTAAAATATGGACCGATACAAATAAGTTATTCTACAAAAAGTCCAATAGTAGATGGAATAATTCAAAATAATATAGCTTATCATCATCCTAATCACGCTGTAATGATTTATAATGTTAAAGATGATGGAGTTATAGAAGTATTAGATCACTATGAAAGAAATGGACACGGACATATTAAGTTTGCAAAAGATTTTCAATTTGGCCAATGGGCTTTACAATATTATATTAAACCTAAACAATTAAATACTATGAATTTAAAAGAAGGAACATTATATCAATTAGTAGAAGGAAGAGGAGGATTTGCAATAGCAATAGATGATGCCTTATTTATAGACGATTTAGCAAAAATACTTGCTACTTGGGAGGTTAGAAATAATGGTAAAGGTAAAACAGCTACAATGACATTAAATGATTGGAATAGCTTTGACCATTATAACTTAAAAAGAGAAAAAATAAATTAACAATATGACTAACAAACAAGTGGATGAAATAATAAAAGCACTTGAATCATTAGTAAAAAACTTAAAAAAAATAATAAAATAATAATATGTGTCCAACAGCAGAATTATTACAAAAACCCAGTATAATAGATATAACAGGGTCAACTATTACGGTGGCACATCCTGATATTTCTGGTTATACAAGACATTATCTTAGAAGCCAAGTAACTACTGTCAGTTCTCTGACAGCTACATTTACAGCAGCAATCACTGATATTATAACTTCAGCAACACACGGATTAGCTACTGGTAATATAGTAGTCTTTACTACTACTACAACTCTCCCTGCTGGTTTATCTTTGGCTACAAATTATTATGTAAAATATTTGACAGCAAACACATTTAATGTAAGCACAACATATAATGGAACTAATGTTGATATAACAGATACTGGAACTGGTACTCATACATTTACAGTAGTAGGAACTACATCAGCAGTAGATGATAATCTAGGACTAGAAGATAATGATTGGTTTGTACTAGGAGAAATAGGAGACGCTAAAACAGAAGATGATGATGTTAATGGAACAGTAACAAGAGGAACAGCACTTCCAATAACAAATAATATTAGCTTTGCTCACGATATTAGTACTCCAGTTACAAAGATATTAGAAAGAGGAATAGCAATTTATGGAACGGATGATGATGGTGTAACTGGAACAATAATAGAATCTATTGGTGCTATCACTGCTTCTGGTACTCAATTAGCAGATGCTACAATGATTCAATGGAATAGAGAATCCACTGAATATACAATGATTACTACTGATACTACTTATGAAAAGTATTATGTAGTATTTACAGATGGAACCACTGAATCAGCTATTAGTGATTGTGTAGCGGCAGCAGGATTAGGTTCAACTGCTATTCAAAATCAAGTAGATTCAGCCTTAGAGATGTGTGATGAAGAGATTAACGAAACAGGAAAGATTACTAGAAAGTTCTTACTAAATCAATCTAATCAATGGCAAGATACAGTTAGCCAATATATCTATACTAATGAACGAGGTACTAGAGTAGTTAAAGATTGGGCGCACGAACTTGTTAGTAATGATACTTCAATAACTGCTACTGAGAATGAAAATGAATATGCTTTATCAGGATTAACATACGCACTTAAATATCCTGATTCTAAACAAGGAATATTGAATGTAAGATTTGGAACTAGGTCTTTAGAATATATAGACCCAGCAGAGATGGATAAAAACTTTACTAATATACCTGTTACTCAAGTTAAAACTGCTATTACAGTTGCTGATACTTCAATAGTATTAGATAGCACTTATGAGTTTTCTGAATCAGGAACAGTTTATATTGGAGAAGATACAATCTCTTATACTGGAAATACAGAAGCTACTGGAACTCTAACTGGTTGTACTGATGTAGATAATGATCACGCAGTAGATGATAATGTATGGCAGAATATACAACCTGGATTACCAAGAACTTATACAATATTTAATGGAAAGATAATTGTTAATGTTCCTATTGATACTGATTATGTAGGATATGCTTTTAAGTTTAAATACTTAAAAGCCTTAACTCGTTTTAGCGATTTCAGTGATACAACTGATATACCCTTTTATAATACTTTAGAAACTTTCTTAAGAGCTAGAATAGAGATTAGAAAAGGTAATAGAAGTGAAGGAGATAAAATAATGGAACAATTTGAAAAGCAATTAGCTCGTAATGCTGCTTCTCAATTTACTCCTGTTATGGAAGAGATGACATATCATACTTTCAACAATGACTTAGACAATGGTAGAACTAATTTATTATATACAAAACGATAAAAAATTTATGAGAAATTTATGAGAATAGAATACTTACAATTTTTACAAGGAGCAAACACGCAAGTAAGTCCTTTCCTTATGGGAGATGATATGCTTACTATTCAAGATAATGTAGTTACTTCTCATCAGTTAGGAGCTATATTAAAACGACCTGGTTATTCACAAGTAGGTGGAGCATTAGATGCTAAACCTATTACAGGACTTCATAATTTCAGACAAACATCTTCCACTCAGAAGATACTAGCTACTTGTAATAATTCAGCAGGAACTAACTTAACTCTACAATGGAATAGTTCTGGAACTTGGACAGATATTGCTTTAGGTGGAGTATGGGATGGTTATGAAGACGCTGTTGTAGAAATGGAAGACTTCTTAGGATATTGTTTCTTTGTAGGATATGATTCTGCAGACAATGTTTGGTTACCTATCAAAAGTATGACAGGGGTTACTTTAGGAACTACTAATTTAACTGATGTTCCAGCTGGTGCTAAATATATTAAACGATACAGAGATAGACTTTATATAGCTAATCTTAATGACGGTGGATTATTACCTTATAGAGTAGGATTTTCAGATGTTCCAGTAGCAGGTTCAATCGGATGGACAGAATATCAAGCTGATACAGGTTGGATTGATGTTGATTATAGTGAAGCTATTACTGGTTTAGGAACTAACTGGGATAGACTAATGATATTCACAGAGTATTCAGCATATATGTATGACCAATCTACCAAGAAAAAAGTTTGGGATGTAGGTTGTTCTAATCATAGAACTATTAAAAACTCAGGAGCTTATATGATATGGGCTAATCAAGATGGAGTATGGATGTCTACTGGTGGAAGACCACAGAATATAGCTGGTAGAGTATTAGATTTTATAAAAGGTTCTACTCCTTCTGCTATGTTTGCTGAAGTAGTTGATGAAGAATATCATTTATATGTAGGTAATGTAACTGTAAATGGAATAAGTTATTCTAATTGCTCACTTATCTATAACATACCTACTCAGACTTGGAGATGGCACGAATATCACGATGGAATAGAAATATTTGCTAGATATAATGATTCAGGAGATGACAGACTTTATATGGGAACTACTGATGGAGAAGTTATGAATCTAGGTAAATATACAGATGGCACATTGGTAAACTCAGATGATGGTAATGATATACAAGCATTCTTTAGAACCAAGCCTTTTAACTTTGGAATGGCCGAGAAATATAAACGATTAATGAAGATGACTGCTTTTTCAGATAGAGCGCAAGGACTTTTATTAAAATGTAGAAGATTAAATAGAAATTCAGATGCGACTATTAAACCATTACCATTAGGACAACTTAATAATTATATAGAAGAATTTACTCCTAAGATAGAACCAGGAGAATTACTACAAATTGAAGGAGTAGAGATAAGTACAAACCCTTATTTCTCATTCTATGGTTGTGTAGTGGATGTACAGTTAAATAACGATAGAAATTAAATGCCAACAATACGGGATTTGGGTTACAGCGTTTTCAATAGACGAGATAACGCAGATATAAATGAAGAGATAGTAGAACTTAATCAGGTTATCCCTGGTAGTGGTGTTGGTTTTGGTGAATTAAATATAGGAGTTTTTGAAGATAATCAAGATATACAAAGTAGAGGTTTTGTATCTGGTTCAACTGGTTGGAGAATACAAGGAGATGGAACAGCAGAATTTCAAAATGTTATTGTTACTGGTGTAGCTTTAAGTGACTGTACTGGAGATTTAGACGATATAGATAATGGAACTACTTATTCAAGAGTTCTTACTACAGATATAACGGCAGGACATATTCTTTTAAGTGCTGCTAGTGGAGATAGTGATGATATAGGAGAAGGAAGTTCTAACTTTTTTGCTGGAGCTTCTGGTGCAGATTTTATAAAAGCTATTGATACTTTAGATAATGTTTCTAATGGTGCTACATATGGTCGTGTAGCAATAACAGATATTACTGCTGGGCATATAGTCTTAGCACAATGTGATACTACTGGTTATACTTTAGATAGCGTAAGTGATGGTGCTACTTATGGAAGAATAGCTATTACCGATATTAGTTCTGGACATATTTTACTTTCAACTTGTACTGGTGATTTAGATAATATAGATGATGGTACTACTTATAGTAGAATAGCAACAACAGATATTACTGCTGGGCATATTACTTTAGTATCTTCCTCAGCTTCTATAAATATAAATGATACAACATTCGGAAATCAAGGTATTCAATTACAATATAATGCAGGAACACCAAGGGGTTATATAGGTGATGGTTCAAATGCTTTCTTTAACTTTGATGGAACTAAACTGACTTGGAAAGCTGCTAATACAGAACTAGACGGAGACGGAAAACTTACTTTAGCTGGAGCTACTATTGGTACTTCTGTTATTACAGGAATAGCAACAGGTTCAGAAATAGCAATACAAGGATGGCAATCAGATTTAGTATTTAGTGCAACTGATTATAGAATTGTTGCTTGGGCTTCAGGAACTATTACTTTAATGAATGGAGATACTTATTCTATTGACGCTGGTAATACTGGTAATATGGCAGCTTTAACTTATATTTATTTAGATATAGCTACATCTATTACCGTTTTACAAACTACTACAACCCCAGCGACAGCAGTAGGAACAGGAAAGATTTTAATTGCAGTAGCAGAAAATAACGCAGATACAACTTCTGACGCTACATTTCAAGTATTTGGAGGAAGTGGTGGCAATAATTTATTAGTAGATAATATTGTAGCTAATAGTGCATCTACTAATGAGTTCATTTCTAACACAGCACAAATTAAAGATGCTATTATAACAAATGCTAAAATAGATACTTTAGCGGTTTCTAAACTTACAGCTGGAACTATTACATCACAAGCGATTACTTTAGCTATAACTCCAACTGGAGGAGATACATATATAGCAGCAGGGAAAACAGATTTTGGAGATACAACAGCTGGATTTATATTAGGAATAGATGATAGTGATAGTGATATAGCTAAATTTGAAATAGGAGAAGAAACTAAATATTTAAAGTATGACCCAACTAATGGAATGAGAATAGCTGGGAATATAACTATTTCTAATCCAGAAGATATAAATACAAGTGATTTAACTAATGGTGCTGGTTGGACAGACGATACTACTGCTGATACAGCTATTACTAACGCTGCTACTGCTCAAACTGCAGCTGACGACGCACAAGGTGACGCTACAACAGCTTTGGGAGAACTTGATGATATTGCAGCTGATGATAAAATTACACCTGTTGAAAAGCTAACTTTACTTCCTATATGGAATAGTATTTTAGCAGAAAAAACAGATATAGATTCAGAAGCTGATACATTTAGTGTAAGTAAAACTGATTATGGTACTGCTTATGATAACTTATATGGTTATGTTGTAACTACATTATCTACGTTTGACAATATGGCAGCTACTACTGATATTACTCGTGCAACTTGGAATGGATATTTTGAGGCTTATTATAATGCTAAAGTTGAAATACTTAATGCTATATCTACTGCTGCTAAAGGTTTAGCAGATACTGCACAAGGTGCAGCAGATGATGCTCAAGGTGATGCTACTGATGCTTTAAGTGAATTAGATGATATAGCAGATGATGCAAAGATAACCCCAGTAGAGAAACTTACTCTTAAACCCTTATGGGATGACATAGTTGTAGAAGGAACTGCAACAACAGGAACAATACCAACACAAGCTACTTTATTTGGAGTAGCTGATACTGATTTTGATACAGCTTATGCAACTTTATATGCTTATATAATTACAACTTTAGATGTTTTTAATGATATGGAAGCAACTACAGCTATTACTCGTGCTACTTGGGATACAGATTTTGAAGCATATTATAACGAAAGAACATTGCTTTTAAATGCTATAGCCGCTAAAGCAAGAACACTGGCTAATACTGCTCAATCTGCTGCAGAAGCTGCACAAGGTGACGCTACAACGGCTTTAAATTCTTTAACTGATATTTCTGATGATGCTAAAATAACTCCTGTTGAAAAATTGACAGTTAAACCTTTATGGGATTCTATAGTAGCCGAAAAAACTACTATTGATACACAGGCAGACGTTTACTCAGTCTCTAAAGTAGCCTATGGTACTGCTTATGATAATTTATATGGATATGTAATCACAACCTTAGATGTGTTTGATGATATGTCAGCAACTACAAGTATTACTAGAGCAACTTGGGATGGTTATTTTGAAGCCTATTATGGTGCTAAGGTTGATATTTTAAATGATATTGCTGATGCTACTGCTTTATTAGCTGATTGGACTGGATTAAGTAATATTCCTGGAACATTAGGAACACCCGCTGGAGCAGGATTATTTTTAAGTGCTACATATTTAGGTTATTATGATAGTTCTAATTGGAAAACCTATATGGATAGTTCAGGAAATTTCTATTTAGGTGGTAGTTCTGGAAAATTACAATGGGATGCTTCAGAAGATACTTTGACAATAACTGGAGTAATAAATGATAGTAGACTTGTATATAGTAGTATGTTTGGAGATGGAGCAGCTGGAGATGTAGTATCTAGTGGAGATATTACACTAACTGATGATGTTTATTATGATAATTTGACAATTAGTTCTGGTGATGTTCTATATACAGATGGATATAGGGTTTTTGTAAAAGATACTTTGACATTTGAAGGAACTGGTAAGATAGTTTCTAGTGGTGGTGATGGTGGTAATGGTGGTAATTCTTCTGGTGATACTGCTGGAACTGCTGGTGCTGCTGGAACTCAGGCTCATACAGGAGGAATACTGCCAGATTCTCCTATTGGTGAAGTTGGTTCTGCTGGTGTAAATAATACTGATGGAATTGCTGGAACTGCTGGAGATAGTTTTGATAAAGCATTATTAGAAACTACTGGTGCTGCTGGAGGAGCTGGTGGATTTGGTAAATATCTTAGTTATACTCAAAATGGAGGTGCTGCTGGTGCTGGTGGTGCTATTGCTAGAAAAAAATTATCTTTAACTACAAGTTCTATAAATTTTCCATTTACTTTTGTAGATGCTGGAGAAGGAACTATTGATGAACTAGATATTAGTCCTGGTGCTGGTTCTGGTGGTTCAGGTGGATGTGAAAAATATTCTGGTTCTCCAGTTGGTGCTTCAGGTGGTTCAGGTGGTTCAGGTGGTGCTGGTGGATGTGTTTGGGTATTTGCTCAAACTATTGTTACAGTAGATGGAAATGTTTATATAGAAGCTACAGGTGGTGATGGTGGAGATGCTGGTACTTCAAATATGACTGCTCCTAATGGTGCTACTGGTGGCTCTGGAGGAGGAGGAGGAGGAGCTGGTGGAATTGTTTTAATAACTTATGCTAGAAAATCAGGAACTGGAACAATAGATATTACAGCAGGAACTGGTGGTACTGGTTCTGATGGTGCTTCAAATGGAGCTAGTGCAAGTGATTCAGATGGAGCTGATGGTGCAAATGGACAAGCTGGAATAATACTTTATTTATAAAAAAATTATGTATATTTATTACAGTAAAAAAGACAATAATATAAAAATGATAAGTGAAAAGAAAATCACTGCATCAAATTTATTTTATATAAAAAAAAATCTAACAAAAGAAGAAAATAATAGTATTGGAAGTGTTAAATATGATAGAAAAGTAATTGATGGAAAACTAATTATTGTTGAAAAAGAAACAATAGAAGACCTTGTAGATAATTGTAAAGATTTTAAAGATTTAAAAACATTATTAAAAAATAAATTAAAATAAACATATGACACCACAAGAACAATTAGAATTGCTTAAAGGACTTTCTCCTAGTGCTGCTAAAACTTTTGAAGATAGAAGAAGTAGATATGGTTTTGGTGGAGCTGGATGGACTACACAAACATCAAGAGGAACTGGAGAAGAAAGATATTGGCAAAAATATGGAAAAACAATAAGTGAAGTTTTAAGTCGTACAAAAAGACAAGTGTCAGAAGATGAATTTGAAATTGCTGACCTACAAAGAGCTTATGAAAATGCTAAAACAGAAGGACATTC